CAGCCAACGACCTATTACACGGCAGACAATGTTAGAAACACACCAATTTGTTGCGTCTAAGTCGCTTGACCTAGACGAATGGCGTGCCGCACGTCGTAGAGGTGTCACAGCTACACAAGTATCTAGAGGTGCTACGCCATCAGGTCGTAAAGAGGTTTTAGCGTCTTATTGGAGTGACTACGATACACCTGACACGCCGCAAATGGCGTTTGGTCGTGACAGTGAGCCTTGGCTGGCTTTATGGGCTAAGCAACATTACGATGTTATGCCAAATGACTGGTTAATAAAGAGTAGTGAAAACCCGATAGCTTTAGCTACGCCTGACGGCCTTTCTTTAGACCATAGGTTTATTTTAGAGGTCAAAACCACAGGCAAAGACTGGCAGTCGATAAATAAAATACCTATTGCATACAGGCGTCAAGTGCAATGGCAGTTATACGTTACTAACGCTGAGGCTTGTGTATTTGTCTGGTTACTAAGGGCTGAGCATGATGGTCGCATGGTGCCAGCGTGGTACGAGCCTAAGTCTGACGTTATTACTCGTGATAGTAAAATGATTTCTGACCTCAAAAAGTCGGCAGACTTGTTATGGTCAGATTTATGTGAAGGGAGTTAAGGAAAATGGCGCGTTTTGATTTGACAAAATACGCTACAGTGGCTGAGCGTTTAGTTGCTGTAGGCAAAGAGTGGCCTGATTATCGTATAGAGACTGAGGATTACTCTACAGAGGCAGACAGAGCTAAAGGGGTATGGCGTGTAAAGGCCACTCTATATTTAACTCGACAAGACCAATTAGACCGTGTCGCAAAGGCTACTGGTCACGCGTTCGAGGTCGACGGTCAAGCTGGCGCAAATGTCACCTCAGGGTTAGAGAACTGTGAAAGCTCAGCCGTAGGCAGGTGTATGGCCTTAGCAGGCTGGTCTGTCAACAAAGATAACCCAGGGTCGTTAGCAAGTCGTGAAGAAATGTTAAAAGTTCAAAGAGGACCTGTAAAACAGCAAATGGTAGCAGTGCCAGACGATTTTATTGGGCGAGTAGACGACGTAAGTGACGTAAAACAGTTAGAATTGCTGTGGGACGAGTCCGTAAGGTTAGGATTTTCTGACCAAGTCAAAAAAATAATAGCTGATAAAAAGGTGGTTTTATCGTGAAACTTATTCTAAAAAAACGTGACCGCATGGTTTTAAAAATGTTGAAACAGCACTATAGCGGCTTACCAGCACCAAAAGAACACCCACGTGACAAGCTAGTGCGTTACAGCAAGAAACAGCGTAATGGTGTTGCAACGTCGATACGACAGTTTTACGAAAGTTTCGAGCGTGTATGGTGAGTGACCTAACACCAGCTCAAATTATCGCAACTTTGACGACTATTAGCAAAGACATTGATGACGCAACTGACGAAATATCTAAGTTAGATGAGCAAGCGGTTAGATGTCGAGCTAAGTACAAAACAGCTTACGCGAAAGCATTTCTGAACGCTGACGGCTCGATGGACATAAGACGATACACGGCAGAGTTGCAAACGGCAGAGAGTCATTTAGAGTCAGAGCTGGCTGACCAAAAGCATAGGGCCTCAGTTAGCGCTATAAAAGCTCTACGAGACCGTCTAGAGGTCGGTAGGTCGCTTGGTCCCCTTGTCAGGTTAGAATGGGGTCAAGCTTAGACAAGTACGCAACAACAACAACAAGGATAAAAACGATGGTAAATATATTTAAACAGCGACAAATTCAAGCGCCGACAGTAATAATCTTTGTGTGGCTATTTCTGCCCATGCTGATTACATTTAACTCGCACCAAAGCATAATTCAGTCAGGTACACCTGTCACTGAGAAAAAAGTAGAGCCACCTGTAGACGATTACGTTGACCAATTTTTTACAAATACAAGTAGGTTTAGACAAATCATTGAAAGACCTAATTACATAAATTACGCGCACGCGATTTTACCTGTACACGACGCAACAGTATCTAGTGATTTTGGTTGGCGAGTGGCACCTTGTAAAGGTTGTAGTAGTGACCACCAGGGCGTAGATTTTGTACCTGGTGCCGGTGAGCCAGTAATGGCTGTACTAGATGGCATTGTTACAGCGGCAGGTCGTAATCAAGGTTACGGTTTTTGGGTAAAGATAGAGCACGTTGTACCTGTCTCTGCTACGCGTGTCGAACGGTGGCAAACGATTTACGCCCATTTACAGGCAAACTCGATACCAACCGGTGTGAGGGTAGGTTCGCTAGTACAAAAAGGCCAGGTTATCGGTCTGGTGGGTAGCACTGGGATATCTACGGGTCCGCATTTGCATTTTGAGTTACACATTGACGGCAAAGTAGTCGACCCTTTACCAGTTTTAGCCCAAAGCCAAGCTGTTGTAGACCTTGAGACTATTTGGAGGTAATAAAATGTCGTATAACCCGTCTTTTGACATAGATTTTACGCGTGGCGTAGCTGGCGAAAATTTAGCTAAAAAGTTTTTATTTGGAACACATGAGGTAAAGACTGACTACAAGACGGTACAGACAGGTAATTTTTACATAGAGACTTGGCAACAGCCTAACGGTAAGGATTGGAAGCCGTCAGGTATAAACACGACTGAGGCTAATTTTTGGGTGCAGGCAAGTCCAATAGGTACTGGCGGTATTTTTATTTCTACGTCGGCACTAAAAGAACTTTTAAGGGAGAAACAACCACCTGAGGCTGAGCAACCTGTGGTCAATTCTGAAACAGCCGCTAGTAAGGGCAGGCTAGTCAAAGCAAGCGACGTTATGCGTAAGTTAGGGTTTTTATGAGTGGCGCTAGTTCACGTCGTAAAGGTAATGCGGCAGAGGTAGAGGTTGCTAAGGCATTAGAACGCGCTGGCTGGACAGCGGTAACGTCAAGAGCCGCTAGAGGTGGTTATCAAACCGGCGAGGATATTGTGACAGATTTTCCGTTATCAGTTGAGGTGAAAAACCAGACACGTCTAGATTTGTCGGGTTGGTGGTCACAAGCTACTAAGCAGGCAGGCGACAAACCGGCTGTAGTTATCCACAAGCGAGTCGGTAAGGCTAGAGCTGAGGATTGGTGGGTAACTATGGACGTTGCGACGTTGTTAAAGATTGTTGGCAAGCTATGAGTATTGGCAAGAAGTCGCGTAATCAGTCTCGTAAGGCACGTGAGACGGTTTTTAGACGCGACAGCGGTCTTTGCGTCTCTATTGGTATTTCGGGTCCCTGTAGCGATTCTGTGACCTTACAGCACCGTGTAGGGCGTGGAATGGGCGGCAGTGCTCAATTTGACACGATACCGCCATATTTGCTAACTATGTGTAGTACGCATAATTGGTTAGAGACCAGTGACGCCGATTACCATAAGATTTGCAAAGATTTAGGGTGGTCTGTACCACGTTGGGTACCTGACTCTTGGTCTATAACAGAGGTGCCAGTTTTTTATTGGGACGGTTGGCACTACCTAGTTGGCAACGAGAGAATACTCACTACGGTTAAATCCGCGTTAGACCGAATGGAGACTATTTATGGTGACTAATACTGACCTGACGGCAGACATACGGTTTAGCATAATTCCCGAATGGGTTTTAGACTCTGACATTTCCGACAAAGCACTCAGGGTATACGCCCTATTAGCTCGATACGCCGACAACGACAATTTACAAGCATTCCCGAGTCGACAGACGTTAGCTAATCGTGCTCGATGTAGCGTCAAGTCAATCGACAGAGCTTTAGACGAATTGATAAAACTTGGAGCTATCAAGAAACAACACAGGGTACAGCAAGGTGTTTACACGTCTTCACTGTTTACAGTTATACGTGTAGGGGTAGGGACACGGGTGACGCTAGGTGGCGACACTGGTGACGCTAGGGTGGGGACACAGGTGACGCATAGAACTATAACCAATGAACTAGAACTAATTAAAGATAATGGTTTCACTAACTTTTGGGTGATTTACCCTAAAAAGGCAGATAAGAGGTCCGCACAAAAGGCGTTTGCTAAAGCGCTTGCTTACGCGTCGGTTGAGGACTTACTGAGCGGCGCAGAAAAGTACAGAGACGACCCGAATCGAGACCCAAAATATACGAAAAATGCGAGCACGTGGCTAAATGCTGGGTCCTGGGACAACGAGCCGATTGCTACAAGCACAAAGCTCAATGAGTTTGGCAGACCATTTGCTAAACCAGCGGAGGTGCCAGACCCAAGAGCTTGGGTCAAAGCTGAGCACGACAGAGGTGAGCACTATGAATGTAGACCTGGAGAGTTTGGGTGCAAATGATGAAACCACAAATAAATATTGATGGTGCTCAGGTGTTTCTTGGTGACTGTCGTGAGGTCTTGGAGGGCTTTCCGGATAACTCGGTGGATTCTATAGTGACTGACCCACCCTACGAGCTTGGATTCATGGGGAAGGGTTGGGATTCCAGCGGCATTGCTTACGATGTAACGGTTTGGCTAGAGTGTCTACGGGTCTTGAAACCTGGCGGTCATATTTTGGCGTTTGGTGGGTCGAGGACTTTCCACCGGCTCGCGGTTGCTATTGAGGACGCTGGGTTTGAGATTCGTGACACTATTGCGTGGATTAGTTCTAAGACATTTCCTAAGTCGCTCAATATTCAAAAGGCTATGGATAAGGCTGGCATGGACAGCTCCATGGCAAAGGGTTGGGGTACTGGTCTTAAGCCCTCACACGAGCCAATAATCGTTGGTCGTAAGCCCTTAGATGGGACTGTGGCGAATAATACCTTGCAATGGGGTGTGGGTGGGCTGAACATAGACGCTTGCAGGGTTGGTACAGAAACTGTCACAATAAACACTTTTGATAATGGGGCTAAGCCCTGGGGCGAAGCCGTCGGCGAGCCTTATACGTCGAGACAGTCGCAAGGTCGTTGGCCTGCAAATGTAATACTCGATGAGCACAGTGCAAGGCTACTCGATGACCAGTCAGGGGTCAGCGTAAGTAATAAGCGGTTACGCACGGCACGGACGAATGCTCCCATGGAAGCTAACGAGCAATGGTCTAACCGGTTAAACGCCAGTCAGCGGCTTGGATTTTCGTCGGAACGCGGTCATAATGATTCGGGTGGCGCGTCGCGTTTTTTCTATGTGGCTAAGGCTTCTAAGCGTGACCAAAATGAAGGGTTAGATATGCAGAACTTTCACCCTACAGTAAAACCTACAACACTCATGCGCTACCTAATCAAATTAGTTACACCCACTGGCGGCACAGTCTTAGACCCGTTTACGGGTTCGGGTTCTACCGGTAAGGCGGCGCTACTTGACGGGTTCAACTTTGTCGGTGCGGAATTGACGGAGGACTACCTGCCAATTATTGAGGGTAGATTACGATTTGCAAGTAAACAGGTCGACCATAACAATGATAGGTTATTTTGACAATTTCCAGGCTCAGGCCAATATGAAATTAGGACGAGGTTCTTGATGAGAAGAATATATCGAGGTTCATTTACTGACGTTTGGACAGGTGACAAAAAGCCAACTGTAACGGTTATGTCGGTTGCAGAGGACAACAGTCATTACGAAATTTACATACAAGGCAAAGGCGTAACAGTTTTTGAGGGTGCTGACGCGTGGCGGCGAGCCTCAGTTTTTGTAAGCGACCATAATTGGGACGCCGAGACAGCTATTCTAAGGGAGGCATTATATGGATAAGTTCGAAACTGTACCTGTCTGGACTGACTCGCCAATGGAGTTTTTGTCTGACAGTGCTATACAAATGGTTTGTAATGCCGACGATAGGTCAGTGTCTTTAGACCGGCAGAATGTTTTACTAGTGAGGATACCGTGCAAGTAGATTGGGCTAAAGAGCTAGGTATCGATGTCAGTAAGTTGTTTCAAGAGCACCCGTGGCACCCGTATCAGTTGCAAATGAAACGGTTACATTGTGAAATTTCGTCGAGTTATTGGGAAGTATCGAAAAACGACACGCCGAGTACTTGACATTTATTGTATAGTGTTATACAATAAATATATAACAAGGAAAGGTAACTAAATGGCAACCAAGACACAGGTTACGCGACTACTAGCAAAGCAAGGAGCTGTCTGGTCGGAAAAAAAGTTTTTCGACGAGTACGAGTTTGAGGCTATGCTACCTGAGCCCTACGTTTGGGACGGGTCCAACGGGTCAGAGGTAGGCTACGGCTCGTTCTGTCAGACCAAGATGTACGGGGAAACGATGGCCGAATTCTGGGACTCTGTAATGGTGATGATTAATTGGCCGGTCGCAAAACCAGAGTAATATACAAAAAGTAAGACCTCTGCTACGGCAGGGGTTTTATTTTTTATTGTAGACTTGACATTTATTGTATAGTGCTATACAGTAGAGATATAACAACAAGGAAAGGTAATAAAATGGAAACCGACAAAGAAATGTTAGAGAACGAGCTACAGCGCATTGATGACCAGATTGCTACTCTGAGCGAGCAACGCAAAGAAATTTTGTGGGCCTACAATACTAAAGTGTTGATGGCCTACTAAACGACGACGTCGACTACTAAGAGACACAAAATAAGGCCCTCGGTTAGCCGAGGGCTTTATTGTTTATTGTGGTAAGGTCAGCCTGTAACTTTAGAAAGGATATCGTGGCAGTAAAAATAGAATTCACAGGATTCGTGAACAAAGTAAAAAAATTTGATTGGGGCACTGTCTACGATATGTCGCACC